TATAGAACATAAGACTGCTGATATTATTAGAGAGCAGACCGACAACGGTATGATACTCAATGAGGAGCGTGCTTATGAACTGCTCGCTGAGATGAAGGAGAAGGTACTAGACATAGAGGACGAGGTGCACGAGAGATTTAAACCTCTACCTGTGTGGGTAGACTTACCACATCCCGGTGATAAGACTCACAACAAGGACGGTAGTATATCTAAAAGGTATCAAGCTCAGCTAGACAAGGGTGCACACTATGAAGATGATAAGTGGGGATACTATGATTACCCTGAGTTTAACTTAGGCTCAAGGCAACAGATAGCTAAGTATCTACAGCACTTCGGTTGGAAACCTAAATCATTTACTGAGAAGGGCAACCCTATCGTAGATGAGAAGGTACTTAAATCTGTAAAGATACCGGAAGCTCAATTGATTGTAGATTATCTGACACTGACCAAGCGTATAGCTATGGTGAAGAGTTGGGTTGAAGCTGTCGATGAGCGTACTGGTCGAGTACACGGTAAGGTAAACCCTTGCGGTGCGGTGACTGGTAGGATGACACACTCCAAACCTAACTGTGCTCAAGTCCCTGCGACTAAGCACGGAAAAGACGGAAAGGTTTTGTGGGGTTTTGAGGGTGGATATGGAGCTGACTGTCGTAACTTGTGGACTGTACCTGAGGGATACAAGCTAGTGGGTTGTGATGCTAGTGGACTAGAACTTAGAATGCTCGCCCACTATATGAATGATGAAGCATATACTAATGAGATACTCAACGGTGATATACACAGTGCTAATCAGAAGTCAGCAGGACTACAGACTAGAGACCAAGCCAAGACTTTTATCTATGCTTTCCTTTACGGAGCAGGTGACAGTAAGATTGGCGAGGTAGCAGGAGGTGGTGCTAAGCGTGGTCGTATACTTAAGAAGAACTTTCTTGATAATACTCCCGCATTAAAACACTTGCGTAGTAAGGTTACAGACTCCAGTAAGAAGGGGTGGGTAACAGGACTAGATGGTAGAAAGCTACACATACGCTCAGAACATTCAGCACTGAATACTCTATTGCAGAGTGCAGGTGCAGTTGTTATGAAGAAAGCGTTGGTGTTACTAGACCAGTATGCAAAGCAGTACAATATAGATTATAAGTTTGTACTCAATGTACACGATGAGTTTCAGTGTGAGGTCAGAGATGACCAAGCTGATTTCTTCGGTGGTTTAGCGGTAGGAGCTATCATCAAAGCAGGTAAATCTTTTAACTTAAACTGTCCATTGGACGGTGAATACAAGGTAGGTGAAACGTGGCAACAAACGCACTAAGAACTTGTAAAGATTGTAATCTTACTGCAAACACTGAGGAAGAATTAAATCTATTTGTAAAATGTAGTAGACACACCCACGGTAGAAGAAACTTATGCTACAAGTGTGAGAACAAAAGAGAAAATAAGTGGCGAGCTAAAAACGGTGATTCTATACTGCGCAAAAGAAGAAAGCATTATGCAGAAAAAGTATATGGTACAACCTATGAAAAATATCAAGAAAGAATGGCAAGCAGTGACAAGTGTGAAGTGTGTGGTAGCAAAGATAAACTTTGTTATGACCACGACCACCAGAATATGCAGTTCAGGGGTGTGCTATGTAACAAATGTAATAGGTCTATAGGTATCTTAGGCGATACAGTAGAATCAATACAGAAAGTTTTATTTTATTTAACCAAGGAGAAAGTACAATGAGTACAGATACTCTAGTAAGCGACATATATCGTATGATTGACACCAAGGATATTCCAGAAGGTGTGCCTGTCGAACAAGTAATAAATGACTTCGGTGAGAATGTCAAACAGATACTTAGAAACAATATCACAGAGAGTAAGTTCGATAGACGAAAGCTCCGTATGTCTAACATAGGTAAGAAGGATAGACAGTTGTGGTATTCTTATAATGGATATGAGGGCGAGGAACTTATGCCTCACACTAGAATCAAGTTTCTTTATGGTCACTTGATTGAAGAGATGATACTAGCTCTTACTAAACTTGCCGGTCACGATGTTACAGATGAACAGAAGCAAGTAGAGGTAGATGGTATCAAAGGCTCTATGGACTGTAAGATTGATGGTGTACTGACAGATGTTAAATCGTCATCACCTTATGGCTTTAAGAAGTTCAAGGATGGCTCGTTAATAGACAACGATTCGTTTGGATATGTCGACCAAATAAAAGGCTATGCTCACGCAGAAGGTGAGACAAAGTTTGGTTGGTTGGTTATGGACAAGACTAACGGACACCTTACATATCTTAAGTATGATATGCAAGACGAGTCACAATGGTATTGGTCTAAGCTAAACTTCTTCTCTGCTCCTGAGAGAATCAAGAACATAAAGAATATAGTTAAATCAAAGACACCACCTCAAAGATGTTATGAAGTTGTAGCCGACGGTAAGTCTGGTAATATGAAACTAGATACTGGATGTAGTTACTGCTCTTATAAACACACTTGTTGGGGTGATGACCTTAGAACTTTCCTTTATTCTAATGGACCTAGATACTTAACACAGGTTGTAAACTTACCTAATGTTATAGAGGTGGACAAAGATGGCAACAAAGTTTCGGTCTAAGTTAGAGAAGGAGTGTGCGGAAGCACTAGGCAAAGAGTGGAAGTATGAGCCTTGTAGGATTGCCTATACGATACGAAAGAACTACACCCCTGACTTTGTTAAGGGTAAGTATCATATAGAAGTCAAAGGGTTCTTTAGGAGTGGTGACAGACAGAAGTATAAATCAATTGCTGAACAATTAAGTTTTGAAGGTAAGGATTTAATCTTCTTAATGCCACGACCAGACTCTAAGGTAGCCAAGGGTAATAAGATTACTTATCGACAGTGGTGTGATAAGTATAATATTAAAATTTTTTCAACTAAAGAAATAAAGGAGCTTAAGAAATGGACGAAGATAACATAAATCCAAATCATTATAAGCAGGGTAATATTGAGGTCATAGATTTTATCTTAGACCAAAATATGGATTACCTAACCGCATCTGTTACGAAGTATATATGCAGATGGAGATACAAGAATGGAGTAGAAGACCTCAAGAAAGCTAGATGGTTCTTAGATAAACTTATAGAACACGAGGGAGGTCAGTATGGCTCTAACTTTAAATGAACTAAAAGAAAGAATAGTTAATGTAGGACTAGACCCTTGTACTCTGTGTGAGGTATTAGATATAACAACAGAAGATATCTTACACGAGTTCGAGGATAAATTAATGGACAAGAGAAAGGAGTTTGAAGATGTTGACGATAACGACTGAGAGCTTTATGTTATTAACAGTAGCACTGCTGTCACTAGGAGCAGTAATAATCTGGAGACACGGGTCACGCTGTTATGACAGAGGAATAACTGATGCTATACTTATGCACAGAGAGGGAAGACTTAAATATAATACTTACTTAGATGACGATGGAAAGAAAATGGTAAACATCGAAATCGAACCTATGGAGGATGAATAGTGAACCAATTACCAAACGATTACCAAAACTTTATTGCACTTAGCAGGTACGCTAGGTGGCTACCTGAGAAGAAGCGGAGAGAGACTTGGAAAGAAACTGTAGCTAGATACTTTGACTTTATGGAGGAGCATCTAAAAGAAAATACAAACCAAGAGTTAGTACCTAAGACTAGGAAGATACTTGAGGAAGCAGTATGTAACTTAGAAGTTATGCCTAGTATGAGAGCATTGATGACCGCAGGTCCGGCTCTTGCTAAGAATAATATAGCAGGGTACAACTGTGCCTACCTTAGTGTAGACCACCCGAAAGCATTTGATGAGTGTCTATTTATATTGATGCACGGTACTGGCGTAGGGTTCAGCGTAGAGAGACAACACGTCAATAAACTACCTGATGTTCCTGAGACTATGGTAGATGTAGAAGATGTGATTGTCGTACAAGATAGCAAAGAAGGATGGCAATCAGCTTTCCGTAAACTGATTACTTATTTGTATGATGGTGAGATGCCTAAGTGGGACTTCTCTAAGGTAAGACCTAAGGGTGCTAGACTACAGACATTCGGTGGTAGGGCTAGTGGTCCTGAACCTCTACTCGATTTGTTTAACTTTGCTACTAACATCTTTAACGAAGCAGGTGGGCGTAAGCTCACAAGCTATGAGTGTCACCGTATGATGTGTAAGATTGCTGAGGTTGTAGTTGTAGGTGGTGTACGCAGGTCAGCCCTTATCTCTCTATCTAATCTTACTGATGAGCGTATGCGTAATGCTAAGAGTGGTCAATGGTGGTCAGATACACCGGAGATGGCACTGAGTAACAACAGTG